GAGTGCCAGCTCATCGGGTTCGACGCCCGCTTGTGTCGCGCCGTATCGGATTGCGGCAATCAGCGCGCGGTTGCGGCGATCGGTGGGGGAGGGGCGAAGCTTAGGCATTGTCGCTGTCGCTTTCTGCCTCGGCTTCGGTGACCACCTTATTCCGGATTTTATTTTCCATTTTTTTCTCGAACAGCTTCGGCGCCTTGAACAGTGCCACAAGCGCGTCTGCGTAATCCAAATCGCTTTTCATCAGCAGCTCGACGATGGATTCTTCCACAGCTTTGATCTTTTCATCGTTCGACATTTGGAATGCCGCCTTTCCTTATGTAATGTTGTCGCATATCATGCAACATATTGAGCAAAAAAAATTGCAGTTGCCTCATCACTTTTCAGGTGCAAAATTTTTACAAGGGCATCTACATCCTTGATAAGAAAGTTTTTGCCGCCTGAATTGAGTTTGCGATAAAAAGTAGCCCGGTTGATTCCCATTTTATCGGCAACTTCGTCGATAGTGAGCCCGTTCTCGACAATTTTTCCGCGAAGCTTGTTTACATTTACCATATGAGTCGTCTCCTTTCAGATTGTCGCATTTCTTGCGACTGTCTATATCATATATCACGGACTACCTATTGTCAATACAAAAATCGCATTTAATGCAAATTATTTTTAAAAATAAGTGACTCGCTATTGCAAATATGCGACATATATGATATAATCCAAACAGTAAAAGTTGTTGGAGGATTGATTATGACTATCGGCGAGAGAATTAGGAATCGCAGGAAGGAATTAGGCCTTTCTGCGGATGACCTTGCCAAAATGCTTGGGAAGGATCGGTCTACAATTTATAGATATGAAAATGGATATATAGGAAACTTTCCAATCGATGTATTGGAACCGCTTGCAAAAATTCTCAAGACTACTCCAGCCAGCCTAATGGGGTGGAGCATTTCTCCATCGCTGCCTAAAAATGCCCTGCCGATTTTGGCCTACCACATGACTCCCGTGGTTGGAGAAATTGCCTGCGGAACTCCTATTCTCGCCGAGCAAAACATTGAGGGGTATGAGCCGTGCCCGGATTTCGTCCACGCTGATTTCTGTCTGCGTTGCCACGGGGACAGCATGGTGGGCGCCGAAATCCATGATGGAGATGTGGTTTTTATCAAAAGTCAGCCGGAGGTAGAAAACGGCCAGATAGCCGCTGTGGAAATTGACGATGGTGATTGCTACAATGCAACCCTGAAACGCTTTTACCGCTCCGGGAATACAGTCACGCTGATGGCAGAGAATCCGACCGTTTCTCCGCTTGTATTTTCTGGGGATGAAATCAATAAAATCCACATTGCCGGGCGCGCAGTATATTGCTTGAGCAAAATAAAATAAAAGGAGCCTTTTAAATGCCTAAAGCCCGCCGCCTGCCATCCGGCAATTACCGCGCCCTCGCCTACGACCGCACTGTGGACGGCACGCGGAAATACAAATCATTTACTGCCGCTACCCGAAAAGAGGCGGAATTTCAGGCGGCAGAATTTGAATATAAAAAGAAAAAAGCCCGCGCCGCGAACAGCGCCGAGAATCTGACTTTTAAGGCCGCATCGGATAAATATATTGCCGATAAAGCAAACCTGTCTCCCTCCACGCTCTGGGGGTACGGCATCATCCAGCGCAATGCCGTGCCTCTGCTGCTGCCAAAAAAGCTCGGCGAAATCGTTGCCGAAGGCCTGATACAGCGGCAAATGAACGAAAACGCTAAAAAATACTCCTCCAAAAGTCTGCGGAATCAGTACGGATTTATCTCCGCCGTGTTCGGGCATTTTAAAATCCGCATTGATAAAGCCACGTTGAAGCCCAGGGAAAATAAAAATCCGTTGGTGCCCACGGAAAAGGACGTCAAAAAAATAATCCAGCTGCTCCGGTCTGCACCCGATATAGAGTGTCAAGCGCTGCTCGCGCTGATGTGCAGTCTGCGGCAATCTGAAATCGCCGGCCTGCGCGTGCGCGATGTCAATGGGAATGTGGTGCATATTCACGGCGCGCGGGTGCCAGGCCCCGATGGGAAGCTGGTGTACAAGTCTACAACCAAATCCGCCGCCGGCACTCGCACTGTGGTTATGCCCGATTATCTTGCCGGTCGGATGCGCGAAGCCTGTAAGGGCAGGGGAGAGGATGACTATATTTTTACGCTTCCGCCGGTCGGCGTGCTTGCCCGCTTCCACAAGCTTCTGCGCCGCAATGGTCTGCCGCCTTACACCATTCATAGCCTGCGCCATGCTTTCGCCGCCATCATGCACGCGCAAGGGATACCGGATAAATACGTCATGCGTGCGGGCGGCTGGTCGAGCGACTATGTGCTAAAGGATATTTATCAGTACACATTTGATTCCGAGGCTGCCAAGGCCGAGGAAAAGGCAAATAAATATTTCAGCCGAATCGTCGATGCAACACGAAATGCAACACGAAATAAAAAAGTGTAGGATTCATGCGGGCTTTAAGCGCATTTTATAGGGTTCAAGTCCCTTCTCTCGCACCAAAGTAAAAGCCCGCATGATTGCTGAAAAACTCAGTAGCCATGCGGGTTTTCTCTGTTTTCGTCAGTCTTAAAAGCTGTACTTTATTATTATTTATTAGACTTAAAAACAGTATTTTAGACTGCGATGCAACACAAGATGCAACACGGATTTTGCAAAAAAATATTTAAAAAAAATTAAGAAAAACACTTGACAATATACCCAGTTGGGTATATAATATGGACAGAAGAAAGGGAGAGATAAAGATGAAAGTTACGAAAGAATTTGGGGATTACAATTTTCGCCGCTACGGCCGCCCGTGGGCCGCAAAAATCACAGCTTTTGATGGCCGGCCCACGCTGGATTTTATCGACGGTGCTTGGAACGGCACGGCGGATAATGGGGGAGAAATCATTTTCGATGCACAGCCTGGCGAGGTTGTAAAAATCGGGCAGGCAGACCACCGCGGCAGCAATACACTTAATGATTTTTATCGCGTTGCCCCAGACGGAAAGCTGGAGCATATCGACAGCGCGCCGGAAGCCAGAAAGGCGTGGGAAAAGTTTAAGGCTGGTGACAATAAAATTGTAATATCGATCAGCAAGCTTTCCGACACACTTGCCCGGGACGGATGGGGCGAGCAAGAGAAAGAGGCAATCATAGCGGCAGTCAAAGTATCGGGTGGAATCGACGCCGCGGAGTAGTACAAACGCCCCAGCGGGTCGGCATCGGCCCGCCTCCAAAAGTCAAAAAAATGAAAGGAGATCTTCATCATGACGATCAAGGAAGCCCGCGAAAAAGCGAATCTTACCCAGCAACAACTGGCCGAGGAAATCGGCGTGCGGCAGAAGGATATCAGCCGGTGGGAAAATGGGCGCCGTCGTCCGAAGTTTGAGGCGCTGAAGAAGATTGCCGATGCCTGCAAGGTGCCTGTGGAATTGCTGCTGCCGGGCCACGGGACGAAGCTCCGCCGGGCGCGGGAAAAGTCCGGATTTTGTAATTATCCGGACACTTGTGCGGATATTTTCAGCCGCATTAGCCCGGCGCTTGCCGATAGCTGCACTGCCGATCAACTCGCAGAGATTGCGCGAGCGATTAATGCGGCGTTCCACAGCGGCCGCGCGAATGCAGGCGCAGAGGTTATCGATGGGAGCTATGTGTGGGTAGACTGTCTGGATCGTGGCTTTGAACTGGATGACCTGCGCCGGTTTAAATCAAAAGAAACTTCCACGACAATCGTCAAACATTATGACGGGAACCTTGTGGATGATGCGGAATATGAACGTGACGGGGAGCTTATGAAGGGCCGTGATATCGGAAATTACTGCGACCCGGAAATCTGGGCGGAGTGGACACGAAAAGAAAAAATTGAAAAGCACGAAATATATATTGACAAGGCGTAATTTTGGTGATATTATGGCGCTGTCAGCCACGGACGTTATGGGCCCCGTTGCTGGAGCGGCTCCCAAACAAGCCGCCGCGGATTGAAATGGTTTTTTGGGTGTATTTAAAATTTGCACAAAGCATTAAGGCCGGGATTTATGCTCCCGGCCTTAATGCTGTCAAAAATAAATTTGTAAAAAGTTGTGAAAACCCCTTGACATTACATCTGTAAAGGTGTATTATAATATCAGAAAGAGGGAGGGAAAAAGATGAAAGTAACGCTGAATATCCACGAATACTCCACCGATAAAAGCTTCGATTTTAAAATTCGTCCGGATGGCATAATCGATTGGTTTATTCCTTATTGGGATGAGCCGGAAGGCCGGAGAATTTTCTGGAACGAATTCAACGCGGCCATATTTGATGAAATTCAAAAAGCGGCCGGAACGCTTAAGGAAGGCCAATTCTGGAGATTTACGAATAATAAAGATGAAATTCGGCTGTTGAAAGCGGGTGTGCTTCATCTGAGCATCAATCATGCCGATAATACCCGCGAAGCTGGTCTGTCGGTATCGCAATATGCCGGGTATGGGGCGATGGGATATCAATATTGCTATCGTGTCACCGGCAATATAATCGCTTTCGGCTCGGATGGGGAGCCGGTATTGGATATAAAATCAATCTCCCCTATTACGCGGATGATAAAAACATCTACAATTGGCAAGCGACTTGACAAAAACAGCGCTGCTGCAAAGGCAGCGTGGTGCAAGGCAAACGACTGGACGATGGAGCAACTGAAAATAATCCTTGACAGCTGCTTTCCCTCAAGGGAAAATATGGGGGTAAGAGTGATGAAGAAGGCTTGAATTGCTTGCCTCTGCGGGTTACCGGCATCGGCCCGCTACCAAAAAATAAATAACTGGAGGGTGAAAATGCTTATTTCGCTCGCAAAATACGCGGCCGCCCACGGCAGGTCGCAAATTTCTGTGCAGCAGAAAGCCCGCCGCGGCGGATTTGAGACTGCCCGAAAAATCGGGCGGAATTGGGTAATAGATAGCGATGAGCCGTATGTGGACAAGCGCGTTCGGTCTGGAAAATTTAAAAATTTTCGGAAAAAGCCTTGACAATACACTTATAAAGGTGTATTATAGTAGCAGAGATTAAGAGAGGGGCGGTTAAAATGACAGATTATAAGGAAATTGGTAAAGCAATGGAGAAATCCGGTTATCGGTTTTTCGGCGTGCGCGCTGGCAGGCCCAAAAAAGTCGGGCAGTACTGCGCATATTCATGGTACGAAGATGATTTTTCGCATTACCGCCTTCCGGGAACTTCCTCCACCGGAATTGGAGAAATTAATGATTATGATGATCCGGAAGAAGTCAAGGAAGAAATTGAAAAAGCATTGGAAATTCACAAAGAATGGAGCGACGTTGAAGCCAAATCCATGTATGTCGTTGGCGGCGATTATATGGAATATGGGCACGATAACGGCGAATACGTAATCAATAATCACACGCTCACGCGCCGTCGCGGCGCCCGCGTGATTGCGCTGTTGCATGAAGGCACAAAGGCACAAAAATGAGCTTTATTAGTATAGCCGAATACGCACAGCTTCACGGGCGGAATCCTCGAACCGTCCAGCAGAAGTGCATCAGGGGTGGATTTAAAACAGCCAAGAAAATCGGGCGGAATTGGGTAATAGATAGCGATGAGCCCTACGGTGATAACCGTCGAGGGCCTAAAACCTCGCTTGGAACTCGCATTTGCCGGCAATGTGGGAAAACGTTTCAGGGCGGCCCGCGTGCATGGTATTGCCCTGAATGCCGCGAAGAACGAAAAAAAGAAGCGGGCAGGCGGCACAAGCGCATTGGAACACAGCGCCCACTTGGAAGCGTAGACCACTGTGTAAAATGTGGGAAAGAGTATGTCGTAACTGCGGCACGCCAAAAGTACTGCCCTGACTGTGCGGCTAAAGCCATTGCGGAAGTAGACCGGAGGCAGGCACTTGAACGATACGCAACTGTAAAAGATGTGTATAACCCTGTCCGATATGAAAAGCGGAGGGTAAAACAAAAGTTTTGCGCCCTATGCGGAAAGCCTATCCCAGCAAAATCAAAATACTGCCCTGACTGCCTAAAAATAGTTAGGGGAGAGCAACTGAAAATAGCGAAAGCGAAATGGATAACGAAGAACAGGGGCAAAGTTAATGCGGCGAAAAAGCTGTATTACAAGAAAAATATCGAAAAAGTGCGAGCTTACCAGCGAGAGTGGAAAAGGAAGAAAAGGTTGGAAGAGCGCAATAAAAAATAGGGCCCCGGGGATTTCCCCGAAGCCTTATTTTTATAATCCGTGTTTTACCCTGTCGCGCTCTTCTGCCAGTTTCGCGTCGTTCCAGCGGTCCATAGTCCCCACAAGGTAGCCTGTGATTCGGCGGATACGGTCAAACTTGACGGGCACGAGCTGATATTCAAGATTGACATATTCGCCGTCAATCTGGATTTTCAGCCAGTCAATTTTGCGTCCGGGATTCTCCTGCTCAACATGTTGGACGTAAAGTGATTTCTCTTTGGCGGTCATATCGCCGCCGGTTACTGTAATAGTCATTTTGTATCTTCGGGCTTATCGTCCGTTTTTGTCCCCGCTGCCGCGGCATCCACGAGCCCCTCGCCCACGATGTAAGCGATAACCGTCGCCCCGGCCATGATGAGCGCCGTAACCTGCGTGGCCGTCTCCTGCGAGCCGCCGAAGGCCACGACCAGCATGGCCACAAACGACGCGAGCGCCGCCCAGAACTTGCGGCTTGTGAGTTTTGCTTTCCAATTGATTTTATTCATATGTGTCATTCCTTCCGCCGGTTCTACGGCTGTCATTTAAATATCGCCGCCAAGATTGCCGTGGCGACCCCCGCCCCGATCGCGCCGATAATTGCCGCAACCAGTTTGTCCCACCAGCGGCCGGGGCGGGATGAGATGCTTTTCACATCGGTTTTGATTTCATCCACATCGGATTTGAGATTCCCGATTTTCTCATCCATCCGGCCCATTGCATTGGCAAGGCCCCGGATGTCCTCGACTTTTTCGTCCAGCTCGTCAATCCTGTGGTGCGCCGATTTTGCGCTGGAGAGGGCCTCCGCGGCTGTCTGCGCTATCTCCGTCATGTCCACCCGTCTCGCCTCACTTGATTTCAACGATCATCCGCCGGAGCGGCGCTTCTCCCGGCGCGGCCGCGTAGATGCCCACGCCGTCCCCAGGCTTTCCGCCGACCGCGACGAGGTACCAGTAATCATCCTCGCCCAGACGTGCCCGGTGAAGCACCTTCACAATATCCGGCTGGGCAGAGGTCACGCTCGGCTGCCGCGGGCAGGTGGTCTTTAGTTGATAAACCCCGCCGTGCGGCAGCTTTACGGTGCCGGTCGTGTCAACTC